AGGCAGTTCTACTTCGTATTCATCATACCCTAGTACTTTTCCACCCATGTCAACGAAAACATCAAAGCTTTTTTGATCAGCTGTTTCAAGTTGAACTACATAGACATCTTCATTGTTAAATATGTCTGGGGATACACTATAAGCTTCTCCACCTATTGCCTTCACAGCAGCATATTCTGCATCTGACTGTGATATTATATCTATAGGGGCAGCTTGTTTTTCTTCTAAGAGCTGCTCGTCAATCTTCAACCAGCCTAGCTCTTCGCCTTCTCCAGACATAAATATTTCAATTGCAGAACCATCTGCACGCTTGACATCAAGAACAAATATATCATCAGCGCTTGAGTATCCAGACCCTACAACCTCAGAACCTTGATACGCTGACTTAACCATTGATTCAATATCAGCTAAACCGGGCAGGTCACCTTCTGGCGCACATCCACCTCTACAGAAATCACATGGCTGCATCACAGATTTTCTTTGGAAGCCGCACAAGAAGTCTTCACTTTTGCCCATTCTTTCCATTCCTTCTGCTTCGCCTTGTCCTGTAAGCTTTGCATATTCTTCAGGGCTTTCACACGGTAAGAATTTACCATCCGCTTCATGTGCGCCTGAACATCCTAAAGCTGTTGCCGCTTCTGCTGCATCTTCAGCCGAATCAAAGAATTTTTCTTTGTATTCCATATTTCTTTTAAGAGGGTTACGTCTGCGATATCGCATGCCATAACCTTTTTCAGAATCTTCATCATAAATCTGAACCAATTCAAAAGCTTCTTTAGCGTCTTCATCTAACTCGCCATATTCTTTCAAATTTAGATACTCTCCAGTGTGACACTTATCATCAAAGTCAGCTTTAGACAAGAAAACAGAAGGAACATCAGGATTTTCATCCTCGTCTTCGTCAGCTTCCCGTGTAAGATTTTCAAGAATTCTAGAAGCTTTTTCTGCCATTTCAACGGTATCTTCTTTCTTCTTCTCATCTTCTTCATCGTCGTCATCATCCATGGAACCATAGGCTTTTCCTGACGTAATGCTTTCCCACTCATCATGAGTAGCACACGGCATAAACTTGCCATTAGCTTCATGAGTTCCTTCGCAGCCTAAAGCTGTGGCTCGTTCAACAGCTTCTTCTACTGTATCAAACATATCTTCCATGCCATCTTCGTCTTTATCATCACGATCATGCATAGATCCATAGCCTTTTTCTTCAGCTGCATCACCTTCAACACTTTTCTCTTCTGCATCTTCTTCAGATTCTTCAGATTCTTCAGATTCTTCAGCTTCTTCAGCTTCTTCTTCTGATTTTACTTCAGTGTTTTGTAGTTGAGCATGAAGCTTCTCCAGCTCCGCTAATTGGTCTTCTTCCGATTTCTCTTCAGCTTCTTCAGCCGCTTCTTCAGCTTCTTCAGCTTCCTCTTCAGCCGCTTCTTCAGCTTCTTCAGCTTCCTCTTCAGCAACCTCTTCGGCTTCTTCTTCTGATTTCTTTTCAGTGCTTTCTAGTTGAGCATGAAGCTTTTCTAACTCCGCTAATTGCTCTTCTAGTTCGTTGTTTTCCATTGTTTTCTCCTAAAAGTTCCTTAACTTAGTCTAGTTAATATTAGCTTCTGTGTCAAGATGGTCTTGTTCAAATCTGCTAGAAACCTTTGGCTCAAAAGACAGACCAGCTATAGAAAAGGCAACCTTTTCTAAGAGATCATCATGTTCGTAATCTTTCGCAAACAGAAGATCAATTCCATCTTCTGTTCTTACTGGAAGAACTGGTAAAGTTTTAACTTTATCCAAAACTTCAAACGCTTCAGCTTCACCGCATTTGAGATTTACAACAAACCCTGAAGTTGCTTTTTCAGAAGCAATTACTACCTCAACTTGTTCTTCTCTCATTTTAACCATGAAATCTTCAACCATGGATATTAAAGCTAGTGTAGCTTCACGTTCTTTTCCTGCGCCTGTAAGCGGAATCATAGCATTATATGCCATAAGAAGCAGGGCCATTGGGTCTCTTTGGACAGCGCTTGATGGGCCTTTCCTATATTTACCTCCGCCTTTTGTTTCTGTATCACAGGAACAAGGCTCTGCGTCTTTCTTGACGACGCTTTCGTCTTCTGTAACATTTGCACTTGAAACATAATCATTAAATTCGCTTATGTTTGCGTTATTGTCAAATGCTTTAAGGGATTCTAAATATGTCTCTCTGTCTTTGCATGGGAAGAATCTGCCACCTTCAGAGTGGAATCCTTCGCACCCTAGTGTCATTGCCCAAGATAAAGCTGTATCTTCTCCAGAAAAACCTTCTGGGTCAATTGGCTCTCCATTCTCTTCTTCTCCGTCACGCATGAGAACACCATGCATTCCTTCTGCTTTTAATGCTGTCATTGGCTTCCTTTCCATCCTTTCAGCCTCTCCTCCACTTTGTGGAAGCGTTTCAGACACTCCTCCGTCAAGAGGAACATATGTTGTCATTGGTTTTACTCTGGTTGGAGCGCCAACCATAAAGCGATTTCCTTCACGATGAAAGCCAGCTTGCCAAACCATTCCCGGCGCAGATTCAAAAACTACTGTGTTTTCATCCATGTTTACTATTTCAATCGGACGATTAAGAGCCTGAGAAAGGGCTGTCCTTAAAACAGAACGTGCATCTGAAGGGTCAGCGTTTTGTGTTTGGCGCAATCCCCCTTTTTCTTCAGCGTCTTTAACAGAAATAGTGCCTGTTAATTGATTGGCTCCATGTAAAACTGGAGAAACTTCATAAAGCTCTACTTCTTTTAGCATGTTTGCTTGGATTTCGTTATTAAAATCAGCTACTAAAGTTTTATAACCAATTGACCATTCTTGCTCATTTCCATAAAAAGCAACGTTGGCAAATGCTTCACGCCCTCTTTCAGTATTCAAATTAAATTGAACCTTTGCAAAAAGACCACCAACCTTTGCCTGTTTCATTTTTTCTGGCAACCTTGGGTCGCTTTTAGGCACTTCGTAGATGTCAATGACTTTGCCTATGGGTTGATTCCAATCATGACCCCAAACCACACGAGGCTTTCTTCTTTTTAGAGACGAATTGAATGCTCCGGGCATTACTATATCTCCGACTGAATCCTTATTTCCTATTGCAGATACAAAGCATTCTACAATGCCTTGTGCCTTATCTACCCCAATTTGACCTGAAATAGCCTTAAAAGCAACGTCGTCATCGCTTGAAAGTTCAGGGGTAACCACTGAATCTATAGTTAAAGTTGTCATAACACCTCAATTTTATGTTCCGAACACTTATATAGTACAGCAATCTAGACTATGACGCAAGCACACTTTATATAAATTGTTTTTAAATACTTTATATAAACTATCTACTAAATTTAAGGAAACACCTACAATTAATTGTAAGGGAAGGAGGCGCTAATGGGTCTCTAGGAAACCTTATTGGTATTGTATTGACTATAAAAGGATCAGATATTGATACATTATCGCCTCTCAAAATTCTATGAGTTTCTCTAACCTTGCCATCCGCCATCGTTATCCACGTTTTTTTAATACTAGGATCATTTAACGCAGAGTCATACAAGCCCATATTATAAGATCCCAATGTTCCTGAATCTAGAATCATTCGTCGTCTGTCCCCTCTAAGAGCTTTAAATATTCCTTTAATCAGAGAGTAAGCAAGCATTATCTTAAAAACAACATCTATATCTTCGTCTTCTCCTCTAATGTCAGCCGACTGCGCTAAAGCATTAACTATATACTTTTGAGTAGTTGAATTAAAGGAATTAACAGTAGACACTTGCTGAGACATGGCCGCATTTGCAATGTCTTCTTGAACTTGGCCTCCGTATCCTTCAGAAATGTTGTCGGATATTCCTTTTTCATAAGACTTTTGCATTTCTGCAACTAAGGGCTCAGAAGCAGTGGTTAGCTCTGCCATTGAAACAACAGAAGCAAAGTCAGCTTGAGGCCCCAAACCTAATAAGGCTTTTGTGCTTTCCTCTTGTAACGAGTCTAACGCTAGTTTTTCCTGAAAATCTATAACGTCATCTAATGTTTTTTTGAAAGAATTTTCTAAAGAGGATACTGAGTTTTCAACTTTAGTTTCCCAAGTCTCGCCTAAAAAATCGGATTTGGTTGAAAAGGGAGGCTCTTCTCACCCTCCTCTTCTTCCTCTGGCTCTAAGTCATCAAGTTCAGAAGGAACCTGAGATGCAGGCAATTCTATGTCTTCTGCACCTTCAACTGTGCCTAAAGGAACAAAAGCGCCTTGTTCCGGACTAAATTCCGCAGCTACTGTCTGAGCTGCATCAGTTCCTTGCCCTGATAGTGGAACTCCAGCTTGAACTCCGCCTTGTGGTATCGGCTCTAAACCAGCAGGAATTTGACCTTCAGGTTGTCCTTCTGCTCCTGCAGGTGGCTGTCCTCCTGCCATCTGCGCACCAATCTGAGCTGCTCCACCAGCCATTCCGGGCACTGCTCCAGCGGCTGCTTGCGCATTTGGATCTTCCATAGGCTTCTCAGTGTTGGCAATAGGCGTAAGATTTGGGTTAGATAATAATGAATCCGCAATATCAGAAACAACTTTCTTTCTGCCAGTCCTACTTCTATATTCATTTACGCTTATTAATCCTTGCTGGAATTCTTGTAAATGAAACTGGCTCTGCTCTTGCTGAGATAGGATTAGGATAGGCACACCAGTTGTATCAAAATCTACAAAATATTCGTCGCTAATCGGATCAAAAGATCTTGCAATTAAATCAAGGTGTGGCTCCATTGTCTCCATCCAGAAGACCTTACCTTCCTCCATGGCGTTAGAAAATGTTCTATTTGCAGAGTTACCAATAATTGACTCTGGTACACCAAAGGCTGCTAGTATTTCTTCTTTATTAAGAGTGCGCATCTGTATGTATGCAGCATCTCTTGGATTTGCTGCGGTGTCAACAAAGTCAGCACCATCATCCGAGGCTATAACACCAACAGCTCCAGCTCTTGATATGTTGCCCTGAAAACGTGACCTTAGTTCGTCCTTATCTTCATCACTTATTTCACTCCTAACAACCAAAAGTCCGCCCGGCCTTCCGTCATTTACTAAGAAGTTTCTATTATAAACCTTCGCTAGGTTCTCTACCTCTATGGCTACACCAGCGGCCTGCATTGGGGTCATAGAAAGATAGGGATCAAGTGGATGTGGTCGCCTTATCCAAATAACGTTATCCGGCTTTATGATTCTCTTATCGCCCTGAGGAAGTTTAACTTCATACCCTGAAACAAACTTTGATACATGGGGTATCGGAGCAGTGTCTTGTGGGGGAAGCAGATGCAGCGCCATTGGGTCACCAAGCCTATCTCTAACTACCTCTATAAAGACTCCACGTGAGCTCATTAAGAGCTGAGCAGACAACCTGTATCTAAAAGCAAAGGCATTCTCTCCAATGTTTGAAGTATTATTAAATACTTCTAATACGCTGTCATTTGTTACAACCTCTCCAAATGGATTATTATCCCTTCTAAAAATCATCGGCAGTTTTGCTTGGTTAGAAGCAATCACATCAATACATCTAAACACCCAAGTTATTTTAGCTACCCCATCTTGGTATGCTTTGGTTATATCCCAACCATCATGATAGCCTGTTTTGGGTTGCAGGCTAGGACTATAGGCTATGGGTGCGCCTACTGAAATAGCTGCTTTTTTCTGCAACCCAGTTAAGTTTTCAAAAGATTTATTAGTTGTTGGGTTCCACGCCATTATTCAGCCCCTAAAATGTAGCCATACCAGACAGCTAGTAGTCCACCGCTTGCAATTCCAGCCCCTATATGCACTATACTAATACCAAGGGCTAATGTTATTATACCCCCACATATTAGCAAATGGGCGGCGTTAGAGCGATTTAAGTATTTTGATAAAAATTTCATTATAATAATAGTGTATCAATAATTTGTCAAGGAGACAACTAAAAAATGGCGTTAGAGGAAGCAAACTGGGAATCCATACATCAATGGCTTCAACCAAAAAGTTCAGATTACTGGGTAGAAGAGCCTTCTCTTACTCAGAAAGTCTTTTTAAAAACTACAGCACAAGAGGTTTTGTTCGGAGGAGCTGCTGGCGGAGGTAAAAGCTCTGCGCTGCTTATGGCCGCATTGCAATATGTAGATGTTCCTAACTATTCCGCTATTCTTTTCCGTAGAACCTATGCTGACTTAGCGCTTCCCGGCGCTCTTATGGATAGGTTTAGAGAATGGATATCTAATTACGATGATATTCATTGGAACGCAAACCAATACACTGCTACTTTCCCTAGTGGAGCCAGAATTACATTTGGATACTTAAATAATAGTCAAGATTACCTAAGGTATAAAGGTTCTGAATTTCAATTTATCGGCATGGACGAAGTTACAGAAATACGAGAAGCTGACTACAGGTATCTTTTCTCTCGTCTTCGTAGACCTTCTACTGGGCCATTATCACAAGTTCCTTTAAGAATGCGGGCAGCTACTAACCCTGCTCCCAACTGGGTAAGACAAAGATTTTTAGTAGAAGGCACGGACAAAGGTAGAATATTCGTACCCTCAAAACTTACAGACAATCCGGGCATAGACCCAGAATCATATAGAGCGGTTCTTGCAGAGCTAGACCCAGTTGAAAGAAAGCGACTAGAATTTGGAGACTGGTGGGCAACGACTTTAGGATCAATGTTTGATAGAACTCAATTTGAAATACTTGAGCCAGCAGAAATACCAGATTTTACTAAAGATACAGAGATAGTTAGATTTTGGGATTTAGCAGGAACAGAGCCAAGCCCCTCTTATCCCGATCCTGACTGGACAGTGGGCTGCCTAGGGGCCATGCATGAAGGCGTATTCTATGTTCTAGATGTTAGGCGCATACGAGCAAAAGGAGATAAAGTAGAAAAGTTTATAAGAGAAACCGCTGAAGAAGATGGCCCCGAAATATCAATTCAAATGGAGCAAGAACCCGGCTCTGCAGGTAAAAACTTAATTGATCAATACGCACGTTATGTTTTGTCAGGCTACGCTTTTGCAGGACAACGAGCAACGGGTGACAAGGAAACCAGAGCTAAACCGATGTCAGCTGCAGTAGCTAACGGTAACGTAAGATTGCTTCGTGGCAACTGGAATACTGACTACATTGACGAAATGTCTGCTTTTCCAGAGGCTCACGTACACGATGACCAAGTTGATGCTTCTGTACACGCTTTCAATCTATGCGCTGGTTTAGGTATGGGGCTTAAAAAGAAGCTTGAAATTATAGTTTAGGTGACGTCAAGAGCATCCATAAATATTTTTTGAGCATCATAAAGGCGTTGCTTGTATTCAACCCTATCTGGGTCAATTCGGTCTTTCGCCGCTTCTATTGATGCAAGAGCGGCAACTGCTACATCAAATTTAAATGTAACCGTAATGTCTTCGTTATTATCCATGCCATTCTCTATCTAAAATATATATCTGATTAACACCGTTATCTAAATGCTCTGCCAAATCAAGAATTTCTTCTGGTAGTAGCCTAATGCATCCCCAAGAGTCTGGGTACTGCTCATAAACTGAGTCGTAATGATTAGTGCCGTGAATCAAGATGCCCCTAACAACTGAATTAGAGTTTCTATCTTCTTGGGAATACATGCGCAAAATAACTGTGGTTAGCTCTCTAGTTAACTGCCACCTTTGGTCCTTAGGTAAGCTTTGATCAACAGTGGCATAACGACCAAAACAACTTGTAGTCGTCCATTGTGCACCTATCTCGTCCATGTCGCATACAGTTGCTTCTGCACCTATGGTCGTCATATAACCTACAGGGGTTCGGTGTGAGTTAATAGTATTCCCTAACCGAACTATCTCTCCTGCAGCATTTGATGAACCATGCCCTGTTGATACACGGTATTGTCTCCGCACTGAGCCATCCACAACGTGCCACATAAACTGTGTTTCGGGATCAACTATAAGAACAGAACTAAACAATTTTCCAGATATCTCTGTAAGTTCAGAAATCCCTGTCTGAACTGGCTCTGGCAAACTATTGCTTGTTAGTGGAGTAAAGAAAAGTGATGTTGAACCAACGGCTAATGCAACTAATATTTTAAAAAGATACCACGCTATGTAATGCATTAGAATAAAGTTTCTTCTTGCTGAACTTTGCCGCTTTTAATTTGTTTCTCCCTATCAATACATGCAGAATGTGCCCAAGCTTCTGGCGGGGTCATAAAGGCCAAAGAATTAATCCCACCTTGAGGCCTAACTTGCGACCACCCAGAAACTTTTCTGTAAACTCCTATTTCTCCTACGTTAACAGTATCTCCGCAGAAAAAACATTTTGCAGTTGCTCGCATTTAATCCTCCGCTAATATCTTATAAGCTGTAAGTTTGTCCCTGTGCACTAAATTATCTATCTCAAACGATTGCTGAATTGCATCAAGTTCGTCTACGTTTCTATGAAAATCATAAAACTCACAAATTGCATTAAACAATGACCATTTAGTGTCTCCAAAAGTTCCTGAGTTTATTTTTGATTGATAAAGTTGCTTAACTCTATCATGCACAAATTCAGTATACTCTCTTTTCTTTTTTGTGTTAGCTTTAGAAAAACTCCAAATTTTTCTAAGATATTCATTAACTTGATAATCTCTCAGTTCCACTGAAAGCGATTCTATACTATTTGATATTTGCTTAGTCCAAACATCTCGCATCATTAAAACTTCAGATGCTTCTTCTAGCCTATCCGTTGCATTAGGCGTATGTCTTTTTCTTAAAGAAAAAAAAGCATAATCTTTATCAGACGAAACTCTATAAATTGTTGAGTTGATTCGCCTGCTGTCAAGATTGTAATAGCAAATGGGTATTGATCCATCGTGAGAAGTCATAATAACTATGTAATTGTCAATTATGTCAGTCGTAGACATATCCGGACTTAAGGTAAGTTGGGTGGTCCTCACACTCGCAAAAAACTTTCTTCCTCCGTCTAAGGTCCCTACGCTTTCTAAAACTGCGTTGCCAGATGATTTATTAACAATAGCTATAGCCTTATCAATTATCACCTCATTGGGCACAACTTGATACCTTCCTTTTACAACTTCCCAATTCCATAACTCTAAGGTTATGGGGTCTAATCTACCTGTCACATATCTATCTTCTACCGTTACAAACTTTCCAGTAGTTAAATCTTCTACTTGGACAGGGCTAAGTATTACTTCATAATCTGCGTCAGCTTTTTTGAGCATATCTTCTTTTGATAAAGTCTCATTCACAGCCTGCCCTATCTTGTGCCAAGTAGGCGGTTTATACACTTGAGCCGCCTCTGTTTGCTAAACTCTTTAATGCTACGCTTTCTAACGTAACTCCAAGTTCCCAAGAGGTCAAAGATATATACCACAATAAGTCACTAAGTTTTGACAGCATAATGTCTCTTGATTCACCTTCTGACAAATCTGTTTTAGTTCTTGAAGCGTCTAACATAAACTTTTCTAAAGCGTCAGAAGCATCTTGAATTGATACTACGTTAGCCATCAATTCTCTTTCAAATTGAGAACTAGATCTAGAGCTTGATCCTCTAACCGCAGCTTGATATGCGTTTACTTCCATTCCCATATTACACCGTTTCCGAATGCCCTGTTGGGCGCTCTATTCTTATGTCTTCACCACTGGCAGATTCAATAGGAACCCATGCTGGTGAATACGTATGTTGTTTTATCTTTCTCATTTTAACTAATGAACCATCTAATAAAATTTGAAATTCTTCTAATGTCATTCCTAGTTTTTTACGCAACTCATTAACTCCATATTTTCCAGACTGATATATGCGCTGTATCACCCTAGATAAATATTTAGCTACTACAATTCCTCTGTACCTATTGATGTCAACATGTAACATCATCGCTTCCACCTTATCAACCTCAACCACAACAACTGGAACATCTTTTATCTTAAGCTCGTTAGCTATAATCCAACGATGATAACCATCAATTATAGTTCCGTCTTTGAGTATAACAAGAGGACTTAGTAAACCATACTTTTGAATTGAGCTTGTTAACTGTTTATAATCAGGCTTAACCAAATAACAAACGCTTTCCCAATCCGATGGTTTCAAGTCTTTAGTTTTTACTGTCTGCATATCTATCTCCTATCATCATATTTATCAAGTGAATCTGCATCTGCCATCATTTGCTCTTCTTGCTGTTCCAATGCAGCCATTCTCATGGAATGTGCCCTTGTCCTTGGGCCAACAGGTGAAGGGGAGTCTCCATGAAAATTGTTTAGTATGAGGGTGCGCAATAAGTGATCTATTGGATAGCTAAAAGCATCAGACACATGTTTTTTCTTATATTCATGTGTGTAAGCTAACGCATCTCTTTTCATACCTTCTGTTAACATGGAATCTTCAATGCACAGCTTAACGCCATCCCAACTCATTCTAGCATATAACTTTATGAGCTTTTCTATGTTGAATTCAGACCACAATCTTTTTTGCGCATCTATGTCAGGAAAAACGTCATACAAAGCATCATAAAATTCAGGCTCTGTCCTTATTACGTCTTCCAATCTTCTTGCAGCAACTGAGTGTAAGGGTATTCCAACTCTTTGATTTGACCCGCTCATAGCCGCATAGTCGTAGTATTCACAATAAGATGCATTATGTTCTTCAGTTATAAACTTAAGGGCATCATCTGCAGTCCAATCATAAATTATTTTTGCAAACTTTAAAGGCATCTTTTTAGGCAAACCATAAGGATGGTTGATATAGTTTTCATGTAGCTTTTGTACAACCGTTCTATATCTAATCATAGACTCATTAGCTCTAATTCCTGTTATAAATGCAACCTTTCCTTGCTTTCCTTGCATCGTGTAGTTGTCAATCCCTAGAGGTATTTCTTCTTTGCTTGATAAACCAAAATGTTCAGCCCTTATGCAGTTTTCAGGGTAAGGCCGGAATAATCTACCCTCTGCCTCACGATTCCCAGACCATAACATGATGTACTCTCTTCTTCCAAGCACCCATTTTTCTTGAGCTTGCGGCAAGCAATACCACTCCATATCTACCCAGTCATAATTACTAACTTCTGTAACATAACTTTCTACAGCAGGCGATAAAAACTCTTCATCTCTAAAAATAACTTTAACTGGTCCTAGGTTTCTCTCTTCATGAATTTCTTTAGCTAAAAACAAACATGCAGTAGAGTCTTTACCGCCAGAAAATTGAACACACACAGTATCAAAGGTGTCATAGACGTGGCGTATCCTCTGCCGAGCAGCATCAACACAATTTATGTCAAGAAACATTCTACGTCTTGTCATGCTACTCCTCTATGTAGTTATCTATGAAGCTTATCAATCTTTCTGATGTAGTCTCTCCCGCAAAAGAAGGATGACTCTTAAGCCATCTCAAAAATGAATACCATTTAGCCTGCTCTTCTGCATTTGAAAAGACTAAGGTAAATTGTATCGCAGCAGAAGAACCTCCTTCAACTTTCGTAGAAGTACTGCCTTGTGTAACGATGGTCTCCGTAGGAACTGATGGAGATATAGATGTTGGCGTTGGCGAAATAATCGCAGCCGTTCCCTCGCCATCATCTGACATAACTGGAACACTACTAACAACTATTTGTGGTGCACTCCAAGTGCCTGAATCAGTTTCTATTGGAGTTTCCGATAAGATTATTTTATTTTCCATAGCAGCAATAGCAAAGTCATCCCATCCTATAGCATCAAATAAATCATCTTGTATGAATTCGGATTGAGTAACATCAGATATGAGATCAAACAACAGTTCTCCATCATTGCTACCTAACTCAGATATTTTATTATCAGCTAAAGCAAAAGCTAAAGCTTCTTTTTCTGAAAGACTAACAACAGCCACAGCTATTTCTTGCCAGCCAAGTTCTTTGGCTGCTCGCAACTGATGGTTTCCAGCAATTACAGTAAATGTACCGTCTTCATCTTCTACCGCAACTATGGGCTTAAGCTGTCCGAACTGGCTGTATGATGCTTTTATTGCGGCGATATCACCTTTTCTTGGATTCTTTTCTAACGGTTTCAAAAGTTCTACCGATGTAGCAAGCTCTATAATTGAATCATCTATATTATGTATCATTAAAATTGCACCTGTGCCCTTACGTTCGCTGCGAGGGTTCTTAAAGCATCACAAGCTGTTCTTAAAGAGTTTAATTTCTCTCTTTTTGACTTAACCAACGCTTCAGCAACTAAAGCTTCGTAGTGTAATTCACTGGTTTTGTACCCAGCCCAACTTTCTTTCTGCTTTACTGCTCCTTCAGCCGCTAAAAATTCTTTAAACCACTCTTTCTTATACTGTGCTTCTTTTTTAGCATGGTCAGTGGCAAGCAGCTCAAAGGCTTCTGTTTCTTTTTCCATATCTTCAGTTATGCGAACTATTTCAGATTCTACATGAGAAGCACTAATTGGCTTACTCCTATTGTATCGTCTATTAAATCCATCTTCTTCCATAATACTATTCTATAAAAACCCTAGCTAAAAAGCAAATTTATGCTATTCTACACTAGGCAATTTACTCCAATCAATCTTATCTAAGGCTGACATACAATCAGCGTTCCAATTATATTCAGAAAGCCCAAACCTTGCTAACATCATTTCTCTTAAAACCCAAGCGTCGCATTCATCGTCTGCGCCTGAGCCAGACCACACAATTCCAGTTTTTGCAGAAATATTAGAAACTACTTCTGCTTTATTAGCGTTACCTTTACCCGTGGCAAACTTAGCTCTATTTGTCGGAGGTATCTCTACATATGGAATACCCGCTTGATAAAGCTGCAGCCGTATAACTCCACCGAGTTCACCTTGCGCATGAGCATGGCTAGACCTTTTAGCAAATGCGTACCCTTCTAAAGCCACTATAGGGCTTTGTACCGAAAGGAGAAGCTTTAAGACTTGGACACAAATATCATCTAACCTTCCTACTTCTTTTAGTTTGGATTGGATCGTTCCTGTGCCTTCATGCGTCGCCCATCCAGTGGATGTCAAGCTTAAATCAAATGCAACGAAAGATTCTTTATCAAACATTATATCTCTCCTCATATTCATCAGAAAATATAAAATATTCTGGTACAGCAGGAATGCCCCTAGACCATGAATCTCTTACACGCTTGGCTTCAGCTATGTACTCATCTTTGTACATAGATCCACTTAAATGCAAACCTAACAACGAACTATTAAAAGGATTTTCAGTTATAAACATATGACAATCTCTGCATACATTTAGCAATATTTTTTCATCTAAAATGTCTCCACCCTGTGACCTATTTACAATCTCATGCACATCTACAGCTTGCTTTGTCATAATAATTCCTGACGTATTACTTGGCTTGTCGCTCCACGATCTTGCTTTTTTCATCTCAATCCTATGAAACACATTTACAGCCATACAAGCTTCGCACTCAGTACCTTCACCTAGCCTATCTTTTACAAGTTTACGTCTTTTAACATACGTCGCAGACATTTTCTTAGATCGTTTGTTTAGGGGGGTATTTGACTTCAACTGAGAGCTTGACTTTAAGGTGCTATCTCCTCTTTTCAAAGGAGTTCTTTTAAGTTGCTTATCTCCTTTTTTCAATGGAGTGCGCTTAAGAGGCTTTCCTCGTTTCATCAGAACGTCCATTTACCATCAATAGCGTCCCATAACCCAACATCCGCTGGGTCTACTGGACGCTTATACTGTAGCTTTAACTTCTTATGCATCAATATAGCATCCCTTAAAAAGCCAGATAGTTTAGAATCAGGATCTTCGGTCTTTAAAAAAAGCAGTCTATCTACTTCAGCTAATTTCTTTTCAGCATGAAATCTGAACCTCTCAGACTTTTCAATAACTTTCGCTATTGATTCTGCAGGGTCATTTTCAAAATCAGGATAATTGCTTCGTAATGATATAGCCTCTTTATTAAGAGTATCTAAGCGTACCTCTACGTTCTTAATAATCTTAATTAATGTCTTTTTCCATCGTTCCCTGTTGTCAGGGGATCTTAGAATGTCTTTAGTCGTTTGATCTGATTTGTTCTTGATATCTTCCGAAACCATCAAAGCAAACTCTTGCTCACTTATCATTACTTCCTCCAAGCAGGGCAAATGTTTTTAAAACTACACCAATTGCACAAAGGGCCTGTCCTAGTCTCAAAAACTCCAGTAGAGCAACTTGTAGTAAGCTCATCCCAAGTCTGAACAATATTAGATTTTACATTGCTTATAACTTCTGGTTTAGGCTCATAAATAGCTTTACTTGGGGACTTGAGATAGATTAACTCTGCCCTTCCAACTTCATAGGTAGTCATCTGCTCTAGTAGAATTGAGTAAATCATGATCTGCATTTGCTTTTCCCACTCATATCTAGGCCTAGGCTTCTTACCAGTTTTGTAGTCAGAAATAACAAGCTTATCATCTTCTATGGACCAACGGTCAATGATCCCAAAAATTGGGACACCATCAATATCTCCACTTACTTTTTCTTCAATGCCCTTAGCCTCAAAAGATGTAGGATCTTCAAGCTTGAAGTAATTCTCAACACACCACCAAGCTTTCCAGCGAAACTGATTCTCAGTTGATTCATGCTTTGGTAGACTGCTCCATTCTGCACCCCAAGATTTGTCCCACAGATTTTTACCTATTCTCCTAGCGCTACTTTCGTTTCTGTCCTCAGCGTCAAGCTTAAACAGATCTTCTAGTATCTCATGTACAAATGAACCTAACACCTGTGCTTCTGTAGAAGGCTCCGGCATTCTATCAAGCTTTGCATACTTGTAACGCATTGGACACTGATTGAAAGTTCCTATAGAGCTTGGAGACATATACTCAGGCTCAGCATACACCTTTAACTCACTCACCTGTTTTGTTCTCCTTAACCCAAGCAAGCATCTTATCCAAAAGCTCACCAGTAACATTTTCATTATTAAAATCAGCATTGTTAGATACCGTAGCCCAATACTTTTTAGCGCCTTCAATTACTTCTTGGGTCTGGCTGTTTAACACTTTCCTAAGCCTGTCAAAATGTTCAGAAGAAATTGGCGAAACCGCTTGCTCTTCAGCATACTCTAAATGCTTTGATTCTTCTGACCTTGCCAAATAAAGACCAACACCAAAATGTTGAGCAGCTTTTTTAAGAGCATCTGAAACTGCGCCCTTCATCTCGTCACCAAGATCTAAGATGTCGCCATTACGAGTTCTTTTTATCTTTTGTCCACCTATGCCATCTTTATGCACAACAATAGTTGGTGCTTTATCAGTCGGCACAAATGTAACTGATAGTCTAACATGGGCTACTACAAAATCAGGATCAAGTGAATCTCTTTCGCACTTGATAATCTCATAAGACCACATATCAACACCAAGAACTTTATTTAGTCTAGTAATGACTTCGCTTATTGGGATATATGTTAAACTAGCCCCACCTTTTTTAAGCTGCTTCTCAACTTCTGAAGGAAATGGCTCAGACAATGAAGTTAGCATATTCATTTATCTCTCCTAACTACCAAACTACTCTTAGGCGGGCTTACTTCACAATACTCATCTGGATCAATATTGAGGTCCTTCAAAGCACCGACACGCCAATAAGAAACAGCCCCATATTTTAACATGTCAGCCATCATTTCTCTAGGGGTTTTATTAACTTCACCTGTGTCAATATCAATGGATGATTCGTATATCCGTTGAGCTACGTCTTGTGCTAATGCTGAATGGTCCCAAGCTTTTCTAGATGAACCAGATTTAACTTCAATAGTGGCCCCCTCAACATTTATGGGTGCAGCAGTAAATCCAATACGCTCAACAGTCTCGTCTTGCATAGCCCCAAACAAACGAGTTACGGTAGCTTTAACTAGGTGCATATCACTTACATCTTGTAAGACTTCTTCGTTAGACAATCTTTTGGTTTTATAGTCTTCGTAGAATGATTTGTCTAACTCTTCACACGCATCCAATATAGACTTAATAATATCTTTAGTAGCCAATTCAGCCTCCATAATAAAATAATAATTACAAATATTCTATTACAAGTAGATGTAAAAGTCAATAGTCGTCTAGTATGTCTTTCAAGCCTTCATCAAAAGAAGTTTCCTCAATATAACTAGCCTCTCTATCAAGCATTAACTCCTCTAATATTATTTCTAAAGAATCTGCAAGGTGCTTTACAGCCATCTCTCTAACAACTTCCCGCTTAACTTCTTCATCATCAGTGCTAACTAAAATATCTCTAGTTATTTCACCAACCACAAACTCATCAATAATGTCTCTAGAATAAGAAGACGATATACCAATCACAACTTTTTCTTTATCCCATAGCAGAACTCGGTAGTCTTTAGTACCTAAGGCCTGAGAATCAGCAGTTATAAATCTAACCTCTATCTCGCCTCTGTACAACACAGCTAACGTATCTGGATCTTCATCAGTCTCATAATATTCAGTCATGCTGCTCCAACAAGTCTTTGTATCTCAGGCCCAGTCTTTCCACCCCAAACTCCTATCACTAATTCATTCTCTACAGCCATAACCAAACAGTCTTCCATGTGGGGGCACATCTCTTGACAAATTTTCTTTGCTTTAGACCTATCTGAAATTTCTGAAGAAAAAAATAACCTGTCTTGACCTTTGCAAGGAGTTTCATTATACCAATTAGGAGTTTTTATCATGATAATATCATACTTGTAATTTGTAAAGTAGACAAGCGAAATTTATCCCTTGACACAGCTCTACAAAGATGGTAAATTAATTAGCAAAGTATTAAAGGAGCACAACCACAAAAACAAAACTAGGAAATCCTAATGACATAAAGGTTTACTGAATAGTCGGAGGGTTAGACACGTAACGAAACTGGTGTAATGTATCGGGCACGTCTACCTCAAAGAGTAACGATTTGAATCGCACGATAAACTAGAGCAACATACTTGGTAGTATGCTAGTCACTGCACGGAGAACATTAAGACTTGAGAGAGTAGATTCGGAACTAGCAAAAGCCCAAGCGGTTCCGGCACACGGGCATCCAGAGCCAAATCTGGGGAGTGTTGCGTCACTGAAAAAATAGGTGGCGTTGGGACTTGAACGTAAACAGATCTTAAAAAATACGGGTACGGCCTTGAGCGTATCGTGCGGAAATTACCATATACCACACGATATGGGAAAAGGACTATGCCCAAAATCAGGCCTTGACTTGCAAGCGATAAGAGAGTAGAATACCAGCATGACTAAAGAACAACTTTTAAAAGACGCCCTAGGGCAAATAGAAAAACAATTCGGAGAAGGCTCAATCATGAGGCTAGGTGACAACACCTCTATGGAAATTGAAACCATCTCAACAGGCTCAATAGCCTTAGATATAGCGCTTGGAGTGGGCGGACTACCCAAAGGCCGAGTATGTGAAATATATGGACCAGAGTCATCTGGTAAGACTACGCTCGCCTTGCACGTTGTAGCAGAAGCTCAGAAACTTGGTGGGTCCTGCGCATTCATTGATGCTGAGCACGCATTAGACCCTATCTATGCAGAGGCTATTGGATGTGATGTAGACAATCTGTTAGTAAGCCAGCCCGATACTGGAGAACAAGCGCTTACGATTACAAATAAACTTATAGAGTCTGGTGCTGTAGACGTTATCGTCGTTGACTCAGTAGCTGCTCTAACTCCTGCAAAAGAAATAGAAGGAGAGATGGGCGACAGCTTCGTGGGATTGCATGCAAGGCTTATGTCGCAAGCAATGCGTAAGATAGTTGCTAACTTAAACAACTCAAAAACAATTCTTATTATGATCAACCAGATCAGAGAAAAAATTGGTGTTATGTTTGGTTCCCCTGAAACGACAACAGGTGGACGTGCTTTGAAGTTCTACTCATCTGTGCGATTAGACATACGCAGAATAGAAACCCTAAAAGCAGACGGAGAAGCATCAGGAAACAAAACAAGAGTTAAAGTTGTAAAGAACAAAGTTGCTCCTCCTTTCCGACAAGCAGAATTTGAAATTACCTACGGTGAAGGAATTAGCCGAACAGGTGACATTGTTGACATAGGGGCACAGCTAGGCATCATAGATAAAAAAGGCGCTTGGTACGCATACAATGGTGAGAACATCGGGCAAGGGCGTCTCAACACCAAAATCTTCCTAGACGACAACACAGACGTTCGTGAAGAAATAGCATCTAAAATATACGAAGCTGTATAAAAAGAAAACCCCGCCTCATGGAGACGGAGCCTTCAGTTGAAACTCTATAGAGTTGAGGACAAAAGGAGCGTCTTCAAAAAC